TTACGCTACAACTGTTGCTGTTGCTGTATTTGATTTAAATAAATCTGTATCTAAAGTAATTGCTTGTCTATTTTCTGCTGTATCATAAATAGAAATTGATAAAACATCATTTGTAGACAAAGCTGAAACTGTCAATGCGTAAGTGCCATCAGGATTTTCTGTTAATGCTGTTGGGTTTGATGTTGCACCGTTAACAGTTAATAAGAAATCTCCAAATGCTAAACCTGTTAATGCACTACCTCCTTGTCTTAATTTTGCTTTTACTGTAATAGAAGTTGCTGCATCAGCAGGTATTGCTGTAAACTCTAAAGCAACTTGGTTTACACCATCAATGTTTTGTGGTTTCCAAGATAACTCTTTGCCCGAAATAAAGAAATAATCTGTTTCAATTTCACTACCATCTAAGAATTGAAAATTCAATCCTTGTGTCATTGCAGTAGTAAAAGTAGCAAAACCAATTCCTGTATCTTCTACCATACCAGTAGTAATACCTTTCATTGATTTATCTTCCGAAGTAGTAGCTAAAATGTTTCCATTTGCATCAACAAATAAAGTGTCATAAACACCAAAAGAAGATAAAGATGATAAAGCTGATTGGTAGTTAAAACCTTTCTTGAACATTGCATTAAAAGCATATTTACCTTTTCTTACAACTCTAATTGTTCCATCTGGATCTGTTTCAGTAACATCTTCCTCTTTGTTTACAGTAAACTCTTTAACGCCTTTTAAAACAATTAATTTACCTTCTGCTTGTAATTGCTTTACGTAATCACTATTTGTAGTTAAATCTTTTGTTGAATCAAACTTAAAACCTCTTTGAGTGTACCAAATAGAAGTTGTTGCTTCTAATTTTGATTGACAACCTTTGTCGCCTGTGCCTAAGTCTGCACCAATTCCACAATTTACTAAATTTGCTATTTCTGCTATTGTTGCCATAATTATTTAATATAAAATTTTGATTTAAAATATTTTGCACCTTCTACCGTTAATGGGTATTTTGTGCCTTTTTTGATTATTGTACCATTAACATTAACATCTTTTAATAATAAATGTAAATCTGTTTTATGTTTTGGTTTTTCTTTTAATTTTGGTTTTTCAATTTCAGTTATTTCAACTTCAATATCTTCAACCTTTTTTTTCTTGACTGCCATATTTAATTGCATTTATCGTTAATTAAGTAATTCAGTTGTAAATTTACAGAAAATATATGTCTTTTATCCATATTATCAAATTTAATGACTTTTGTAGAAAAATCCCTAAATATATTTTCAATCCTACGTTCAATACCTAAAACATTATATCTACTATAAGAAATATCTCTTAAAATTTGTACTGCATCAACTTGGCTTTTAGTGTCTAATCTTTGTGGTACAACATCATAAATCTTATTTAAATCTAACATAAAAACAACTTTAACTTTATTATTAAATATGTATTCATCATTAGAAATATCCTCATCATCAATTAAAAAACAAAAAACACAAGATTTACTATCATCATAAAATACATCTTCATAATCTTGCTTTTCAGCATTAAACCATTCAGGCGTAATTATTTTTGATGTTGCATAAGCTTCTGGTGTGTCAACTCCTGTGTTAACAGGGTTTCTATAAACTTTACCATAACCATCAATATCTCCTTTCCAAATAATAGATAATTCAGCATAAAGCTCTTCTTGTATTGATTGAATTACATTATCTATTCCAAAAACTTCGTTAAGTAGATTGTTTGCCATTAGTAAGAGTTTATACTTATATTAAGTCCTTTCTTTGGTTTTAATTGAGTGTCAAAAGTTCTTTGTATTTCTTCTAAAGCACGTTTCTTCTCTCTATGATATTTTTTAATAATAGTTTCTGATTTCATATCTTTCAATTCTGCAATAAGCATTTGGTCATCCATCTGAATACGTTGAACTCTGTTACTCCTATTGTTTGAATTGTGTAGATACATCTCAAAAACCATTACCTCAAAAACTGACCTAATGTAATTTCCAAAACCACTTAAATTGTTTTCTATATATTGAGTTGCATCTAAATAAGCACTTACATTTAAACCAATACCATTTCCATAAGTATTGTATGTATAATTTGCTGTTTCAGGTGTGTTCCCAATTCCATTAGTTGTGTATGCTAAAAACCCATTAAACTTAAAAGGATTAATAGTCGAAACACCTCTATAAACATTCGTGCTGTCAATAACTAACTTAAAAGTACCTTTACCTCCAAAAACTAAATCAACTGGCTTAAAATTTAACTCTCCGTTATTAGGAGTTATAGTAATTGTATCAACTAAAGTGTTTTGATTTAAAACGTATAAATTAACAGGTGTCGTTCCTTTTTTTTGTAAGGATATTTCATTTACCCTTATAGAAACATAATCAGAACCTTTTGGCTCTAATACCCAACCTGCATAATCATTTGTTAAATCTACTTCTGTTGTATTACTGCTTTCATAAATATATTGATTGTTTATAAGTCTTTTTGTCAAAGACAAATCAGCAAAAACTCTATCTTTTACACTTTGAATAAATGCCTTTATTCTCAAAGATTCAATATTTGTTTCTAACCAATATTCTGTATCTAAAACATCATTACCTACTCCTGCTTTTAAACATTGATAAATATTACTATGATTTTTAACTATGTCTTTTGCATTTCTGCTTATTGAAAATACTTCATAATTCTTTTCATTGTCGTAGTTTTCAAAGGTAAAAACGGTTTTAGGTAGAAATTCTAAAATATTCTCTACCGTTACAGAGGGGTGAACTCCACTATTTAAGTATAAGCCTGAACTCGGTAAACTTGTTAATTCATTATCTAAATTAACTGTACTCGTAAAATCTTGTGATATACCTAAAACCATTTTTATATTTTTATGCTTGTGATGCCCAAATACCTACTCCTTCAACAATATACCAACCATCAACTCCATCGCCAACTAAAGTAATTCTATCACCTTTGTTTGATGTTGCTTTTGTATTGATAATATCTTTGTCAGCAACTCCACTTGCTACTGAATCTGCTGCTGCATTTGCAATTGAACCAATAATTGCATCGTTAGCATTAGGTGAAATAGTAATTATGTTATTACCATCTGCTCCACTGTTAATGAAACTAAATTTAGCACCTTTTTTTGTTGCAGGTAGTGTTACTACTAAAGCATCTGTTCCTACTAAATATACAGTACCACTATCACCTAAACCTAGGGTAGCACTTGCTGTAATTTCTTGTACAATTGCCCCTTGCACTTCTGCATTATTTCCAAGAGCATCTGTTTTAAATTCTTTTGCCATAATTTCTATGTTTTAAAAGATTAATATTAAACTGTTAAACCTTGTACTTTAACAACATCATTTACTCTTGTAGATAAATCAGAATTATATCTGTAAACTACATAAAAACGTACCCAAATACCCATTTCTTCATAAGAAGTCATAATCAAGTTAGAATCAACTCCACTTGTGATTAATGATGTAGCATTTGTTGCATTTGTATCAGTATAGATATTTGCTCTCATATTAACGAAAGGTAAGTCCATATCTGAAACTGCCCATTTCTTACCTGCAAATTCAGTTCCTTTTCTAAAGTCAGAAGGGAAGTTTTCAAAAACTCCAATCGCTCCATCTCTAAACATATAACCATCAAACTTTGCAGAAGTAGTAATGTTACCACTTTCATACATTCTATCAGCTCCAAAGAAACCTAATGCTTGTAAGTTTTTATCGTTATTTGCTCCGTATTTTAAAGCTTCTGCTTTTTGTCTTGCTAAACCTGCTCTGTTAGTTACAATTCTGTAATTACCACCAACTTCGTTAGCACCCATTAAAGCTTCTGCACTGTAAAACATAGTTTCATCTTGTGCTGCTTTTTTAATTTTTAAAATATCTGGTGTTGCATCAAAAGCGTAATCTCCTGTTGTAGCAGAAACTTGCTCTGTAAAACCTAATACTTGTGTTTTTCTTGCATCTAAATTAGTTAACAAGATACCTTCAACTGTATTTCCCATTTCGTAAAGTACGTTTTTAAGTACTTCTCTACTTTGAAATTCAGCATCAATCATATTGTTATCATTCGCAGATGGATAGTGTCGCATACCACTAAAAACATCGTAAGGTTGAAACCAATATTTATCAGATTCTGGTAAATTTGATGGTATGTACTCAAAACCAGGAGTTGTAACAACTGTTACAGATTGGTCTTTGATTACAGGAATTTCAGCCTTTCTTAATCCTGAAATAGTTGATAAATTCTCTCTTACTGTTGGAGGAATGTAGTTTGCACTTGCAGTTGAATCTTTAACTGCATCAATAACACCTAAAGGAGAAAAATATTTCTCATTTGTTGCCATATCAGACTGCAAATCGTTTAATAATGTTCCGTTTAAAAACGCCATTTTCTTTTGATTTAAAATTAATAATTATCTTTACTCTTTGCGGTCTTTCGCTATTTACTTTTACTTTTTTGTTGCTGTAATATACAAATCTCTAAATTTTTTAGAATAATCTTTGTGAGTAATACTTCCAAGTTCTTTAATTAAGTGTTCCTTCACTAAACTTGAAATATCCTCTTTAGATGCGTTTTGAGGTACTTTAAATGGTAAACCCTCAATATCTAATAAATTCGTAGCACTTGCATTATTACCTCTTTGCTCTCTACCTCTTAATAATTCAGATATGTTTTTATCTTCTTCTATTAATTTAGATAGTTCAACTTTTTTATGCTCATTTTCTTTATCAATGGCAAATGGTTTACCATCAATAAGTTCAATATTGTATTTTTCTTCTATATTTCTTTTCCATTCACCCCACTTTGCATCTGCTTCATATTTATTTATAGTTTCTGGAAAAGATGGTTTTACACTACTATAAGCAACTTCTTTTTGCATTGTAGTTAACTTATCTGTTGCTTCTTTATACTTTAAATCTAAGCCCTCTAATGGCTCTAGTTTAGCAACTTTTTGTTTGTAATTATCAAGTTCTAGTAAAGCATTTTCATAATTAGATTTTAGTTCATCACTACCTTTAAAGTTTTTCAACTTCTCTTGTAACTCTTGCTCTTTTTGTGCTAAGGTTTGGGTCTTTGATTCCAATGCACTTTCTGAAATACGTGCTAAATAATCTCCAAACTTTTCTCCTTGCTCTCTTTCTAATTGTATTCCAAACTTTTCTGATGCGTATTTTGATGCACCACTTAAAATACCTTCTGCATTTTCGTTAGCTTTACCATCCCAACCTTTCTTTAGTTCAGGAATAATATTACTATCGTAATATGAGGTAATTTTTTGTATTTGTTCTTCTTGTAACCCTACTTCTTGTATAAACTCTTCACTAAATGCCATAATTCTTTTTATGTTTATTTATTTTTTATTTTTTTTCTTCAATTAATGTAATTAATTTTTCTTCTTTCCAACCTGCAAATGGTTTTTTATGATATAAATCAAAATACTCTTCTCTTAAATCATTAATATCAGATGTTTTTTCTACTTTTTTAGTTTCTTTTATATTAGAGTTTAAATTAATTAAATTCTCTAATTTTGCTTCTAATTCAGCAATTCTTTTTTGGTCTGCTGTTAAAGTAATTTCTTGATTATTTTCAAAAGATTTTTGAACCTCTTTAACAAATATTTCATTGTCTTTTATTTCTGAATAACCTTCTTCTTCTACTTGCCAAACACTATCTACTTCTACTTTACAATACCCATTTAATCTAAGGTTTTTCATTGTAAGTTTCCATAAATTCGTTCCATGTTCAACAGAAATTAAAAAGTTTTCATTTTTTACGTTTCCTTTCGCATCATAATTTAACTCTAATCCTCTGTACACTCTAATCTTCACTATCGGTTTCTTTCCCGTCATTGTTATCTGTATTTAAATTAATATTTGTTGTTATTAAATCTTTTATTAGGTTATTAAGCAATATGATTTTTTCGCTATCACTTGCTTTAGTTTGTTTCCAAAATATTGCAATATCTCCATAAGTTGCTTCAAACATAGTTATCCAATAATCAAATTTAGTTTGAAATTCAAATATAATTGGCTCTACTCTTTGATTATCTACTGCTAAAGTAAAATCTTCATCAGCACAATAAGGTAATAACTTATATAATATTACTTCTCTTTCTGCTTTGTCTTTGTTAAACATATTTCTACGCTGTGATAAACGTATTAATATATTTTTACGCTCTATTGCATTTGGAGATTTTTCAAAAAGGTTATATAATACACTTTGTGTTTCTTGAAAGAAATCTGAACCATAAAATATATCAGCACTTACATTAGGTTTACCATAAGCCAAAGATAACATAACCATATCACTTAATTGTCTTGAATGGCTTAATGTATTTGAAATCCATCTCAATTTATCCTCCATTGAAACAAATCCCTTTGAAACTTGTAATTCGGTCATTGATGCTTCTGTACCATCTTGATTATTCTGTGAACCTAAACAAGATACTACTATTTTATCTTCTAAACTTCTTATTCTTTTATCAAGGAATGTTAACGCTTCAACAGGTGTATAGTAAAAATGAATAAAGTTTTTGACAATTTCCATATCAACACCACTACCATTTTCTTTTTCAACAACAGGAACATCAATATCCGTACCTGCTTGTAGTAAGCTTCCTGTTCCACTTCCTGCTGTTTGTCTTGCTTCATTAGAAACTCTACTGCCTAATTGAGAAATACTCATTGGCTCAACTCCGTTATTATCAAAATCTTCTCCACCTAAAGAGTTTTCATTTGTCTTTAATTTAACGGTAATTGGTATTGTTCCATTGGCATTTGCCATTCTTTGAAGTGTCTTTAAAAAAGAATACTCTTCTAAATCACCTCTTAAATAACTAAATATAGATTTTTTAACAATTGGATCTCTGTCAAAACTTTCTTTTACCACAAAAGTTGCAGGACATTGTTCTAAATCGTGTAATTCACTTTTTAATAAAATATAATCTTTAGAATAAAATTCGTATTTTTCATCATCAACATAAGCATAACCTTTTACTATTTCATCATTAATTTCGGTCTTTGCAGCATAAGCAACTTTTTGAATAGTATTATGTTTCATTTTTATTGAAACAACTTTATCTATTGAAACAAATTCTCTATAAGGTTCGTTTACATCAAATAAATCGTGAACTATAATATCATTGTAATTAAATATAACAGCATTAAAAAGCCTTTCTTCAAAATCATCATTTAATTCTTTAGGATAAGGTGTTTTATTACCTTGAATAATATAATTAAAATAACTATCTTCTGAAAAGAAAACTCTACTTAAAGGCTCTTTTATTCTTGTGTTAATTAAATAAGATGAAGGGTTTGGATTTCGGTAATATTTTACAAATGATAAAAAGTTTTTTTCCTTAAATATACTCTTTACCCAATTTAAGAAAACATCATTATTGTAATAACCCCTTTCTATAAATCTGTCAAAATAGTCATTTCTAACTTCTTCTTGAACATCAGATGTAATAAAGTAAGACAATTGTTTATATTGTCTTGTAGCTTTATCTAAAGATTCACTATTGTATCTGCGTTCTATAAAGTCTTTTGACATTGTTAAATATTAAAATTTATATAATTAAAATAATTCAACTAAATGTGCCATAATTGTTCCACCACTAACAGAAATATTTTCTACTGCTCCTAAAACACATTCACTACCATCTGCAATTAATAAACCAGTTACACTTGCATCACCATTAGTATTGTAAGGTAAACTATGTTTATCATAAGAGATAGTACAATCACCAAAAGCCTTTACTGAAAAATATACACGATTCGCAACTGATGTTTCTCCATCTGAAATTAAATTATGACCAAATGCACCTTGTGTTGCTTTTTGAAAATTAGTTTGTTCCGTTGATTGATTACTTGCCATTTTATTATAATAAATAAATATAAATATTATACAAAGATATAATAAATTTTTTAATAATGTTTAATACTAAACAATCTGTTATAATTTACAATAAAAAAATTAATTTAACTCCAATTAGTTGTTAAATTTAACTTTGGTCTTTTTAAATCAAACCAAACTCGCATAAATATCATATCTCGCCAATCGGGTGAACGACCTATATCTTGCTTTATATCTCCTTTTGATTTACAATCTAACTTTCTTTCTGGGTCTTGGTCGCCCTTTGATTGTATTTGTGCTAATTCAGCCTTAATATCTTCTTTTTCTTGACTTGTTAAATCTGCTGATATATTTATACCCCCTTCATTAATTTTATCAGCTAACATATAAAGGCATTGTACCTGTAAGTTTTTATAGTTAGGCATATCTTTATTGATTTTTATTGGCTTTCCGTTGTTTTTAAAGCCTTTTCCACCAACTCCATCAGTAACACCTCCACCAACTCCATCATCATCAATTACAACTCTGTTTTTAGGTATTTTATATTTAAACCTAAAAGTATTTATCGCTAACTCAACATCTGTGGTCTTTGAAATATCTAAACTTATAACATCTCTTAAATCCCAACCTACCCAATAGCCTATTCGTGCTTTATCACTACCAAAACGTGCAACATCAGCAGTAATATAACCTTTTCCTCCTTGAACTTGATTGTTATCAAAAATTTGGTCAATCATTTCTTGTTCTGCTAATTGGTATGGGTTTTCATCATAATCCCAGTTACCTTTAAATAATCTCTCATAAATAGCCTTATCATTTGATGCTTGTTTTCGTAAAGAAGAAATATACCTATGTGATATAAATGGGTTTTCAGTAACTAAACAACTTAAGTATTTTCTTTTAAAATTAGCTTCATCTAAATTGTCAATATCTAATTGTCCTGCCCTATCTTTATCATAGAATTTAGTTTTAGTCCAATTCTTTGATGGATTTCCTGTTAGAAAAACAATACCTTTTAAATCATATTTATCTACATTCCACCTATTAACCCTTGTTGTTAATACTGTTACTGCTTTTTCGTGTATTTCTCCAACCTCTTCAAACCAACCAGAAGTGTATAAAGTAGAACCTACATCTTTGTATTCAGGATCGCTTGGTTTGTATTTAACTTCAATTAAGTTTATTTCACTACCATTCTCAAATTTTATAAAGTTAAGTACGGAATTATATTTAAAACCTGTAACTCCAAAAAAATCACAAACCTCTCCAAATGTAACTAAAACAGATTCTCTAATATCTTTAAGTTCGTTCCTCGCAATAAAGTATCTAGTATTAGGATAGCATAAAGCACTAAAAACAACCCAAGACATACCTGTAAAACTATTGTGAGTAACTATAAAATCATCAGTAACATATAAGCTATCTAAAGAATCAACAGTTATACATTTTGCTTCTTCATATCCTATTTCTTTTATTGATATTATTCTTCTTCCACTTTCAGAAAATCCACCATTAAATTTAGTTATTCTTTCTTTTTTTCTTTTTAGTTTGAATAATATAGAGTTGTCATTTCCTTGAATATATAATCTAAAAGAATCTAAATTACTTGTTTTATTCTTTGTTTTAGTCACTTTAAACCCAAGACTTCTTAATATATACTGAAAATCATATGCTAATCTTTCACTACTTGTAGAAAAAGAACAATGACCTCTTTTATCGATAGTTCCGTCTGTATCCATTAAACCTTGACTAAGTTCTATTCTTTTTTCTATTGAAGAATGTTTGTATTTCTCTGGAATAAATTTGAACTCACTTTTACAATCTAAACCTAATTCTTTAATATGTTCATACATTTCATTTATAGGATATCCAAATTCATTTCGTTCGTTTTGAACAATAGAGTAAGAGTAATCTTGCTTTAAATTACTAATAGAAAATTTTTTATCTATTCTTTGTTCTATGTAAGATAATATTTCTTTATCTGCTGTTGTAAAACCTACTTGTTGTGTCAATCCACCATCTCCTATTAAACAACCTAAAACATAAGGATTTATAACATCCCAAGTAGATGTTGTGTATCTGTTTACAGGTAAAGTAAACTCTAATGGTTCTGATAAAGGTATTATTGGTTTTTTATGTAAGTTTTTAATTAACATTTCAGTTGTTTGAATCTTACCTTTACCACTTGTTTTTTCTTGTTTTGATTTATTTCCTGAATACCAAACTTTCCATAAATGTTCTCCACAACATTTTGTTTTAGCACCATCTATAAATTCAACTTCGTAAATTTTCTTTTTACCTTGTGGATGAATTGCAATTACATTTGTGTTTCCTCCACTTGGACTTTTTATAACATCTCCAACTTTTATATCACCCATTAATTTATATCCAAAAGGTGTATAAATTTTTGCATCTAAAGGTTGTGCTTTAGCACCTCCAGCAGCTCCACCATAAAGGAATTGGTCGTATTCATTTGCTGTTAGTATCTCTAATGCTTGTTTTTGTTTTTCGTGAGTTGCATCCTCTCCTTTTTGCCAAGTCATTTCGCTATTATTGGCAGTACCATTTACTATAAAATCAAATTTTCTCCTTTTAAATAAGTTTTTTCTTAACTCTAAAATAAGTGCTTTAGGGTCTTGACCTATCAATGACTGAAATTCCTCGTTATTTTCTAAATCTTCTAATTCCATATCGCTAAATTACTAAAAAACCATAATACATTGTTTAAATATATTATGGTTTGTTTAATTTTAAACAGTTTGTTATAATTTAAAATGGAAGATCATCTTCTTCTTCACTTAAAATACTATTACTATTTTCTACTGTTGCATTTACAGGTTTTGTTTGTTGGTTTTGAGAAATGTCTTTTAAATTACCAATGTAAGTTGGTTTCAATCCTTTTTCTCTTTCTTCTTTTGAAATATTTTCTTGAATACTTGCAATATTTCCATATTGGTCGTTTTCATCATTAACCCAAACAACTACATTTAGATACTTTGCACCATTGCTAAATGGTTTTCCATCTTTATCTTTTGTTACAATTTTACTCTTGTCTACTTTATTCAAATCAATTGAACCTACTAACATTTTGCTCATAATTTATTAATTTAATGTTTATTTCCGTAATTTGTTGGTCTATTTTTTAACCTATTTATTTTTAATTGTAATTTATATATTAATTTTTTAATATCAATGGTCGGACTTTGAAAATCCCAACCTGTGCATCCTAAAATAGGGTCGTAGTCTACTTTTATCATATTATATTTAAAATTTAATATTTACATATCTTCAATTTTTATTGTTATTTTTTTACCTAATGCCTTAGCTATTTTTTCTAGGTTGCTAAATTTTAATTGATTTCTGTTTCTTAACCAATCGTGAACGCTATTTTTATCTACATCAACCCTATAACCCATTTCAATTTGAGTGCAATTTTGCTCTTTAAATAACTTAAAGAAAGTATTGTTTGTTGTATATTGTTTGTTCATTTTTTATTTATCTTATATTTGTTCTATGCTCATTTATTCTATTAATGTTTTAACTCTTGCAAGTCCAATCTCTACTGCTTTTTCGGAAATATCACACCCTATAAAATTACGGTTTAAATCTTTGCAAACTTCGGCAGTTGTAAAACTACCAGCGTAAAAATCAGCAACTAAATCGCCTTCATTACTACTTGCTTTTATTATTCGTTCAATAAGTTTTTTAGGTTTTTCAGTTTGGTAAATTATACCATTCCTTCTCATAGGAATATCTTTCCATACATTCCCGACTTTTACTTCATTCACAAAATAAGTTTCTTGTTTTCCGTTTTCGTCTCTTTTAGGTACGTTTTTACCATTTATAGTGTTTGTAACCCATCTTTTACTTGGTTTATCAAGTTTAACCATTTGTGGGGTATATTTGTGTTTGTTTTTTTTAGTATAAAAAAGAATATTATCATTGTGTGTGTGAAATTTTTTAGATTTTGCTTTTAATCCACTACCATAAACCCAAATTATTTCACATAAAAACTTATCATATCCGAAAACATCATCCATAATACATCTAATCCAATGATTTATTTTAGTATCCATTTGCAAATAAATACTTCCTGTATCTTTTAAAATACGGTGCATTTCTTTAATTCGTGGAATATAATGTTCTTCTATTACTTCTCGTTTAGGTTTTAAATCTTGGTAATCTTTAAACTTTCTACCAGTTCCGTAAAGTATATCGCAGTAAATTAAATCTATTGTATTATCTTGCATTTCTGCCATTAAATCTAAATTATCACTCAATCTTATATCAATCATTCTATATAATATTAAAATAATTCATTATCCTCTGTTAAATCATATCCTCGCCTTTGTAACTCGCAAACAAAAAAATATGGCATAAAACTATACCTCATAAGTATAACGCTCTTAAAATCCTTGTAAATCTGTTCAGAAGGCATCTTTAAGTTCTTTTTACAAAACTTCTTGTAGAAAATGTAAAGATCTTCTCGGTCATTTAGTATATCCATACCATATATATTTAAAATTAAAATTTATTAAAATCACCATTGTCTATTTTTTCTAATATAACAAAAATACCAATAGCCAAAATACAACAAAACAATCCAAGTATTATATAATTTAACGTCATTTTATTCTCTTTTTTAATTCACAAATAACCATAGTCCAAAACCTAACAAACTCACAATACTTTCGCCCTTGCAAATGAACTCGCTCTGCAAAAACCATTTCAGCACCAACCAAACCCAATTCAGCACCACCAAATTTTTTCTCAATCTCTAAAACCTTAACCAAAACCAAATCATTCATAACACACTACTGCGTAGCAGTCGATTTTTTTTCAACCTCAACACTCTTACCCAACTCATACCCAAACAAAAACGCCCTCTGCCATAAAACAGTCCTAATCTCACTCGGCTTCATTATAAATCGAATATAACCATAACTCGCACCTATCTTTTTACTGAAATCCTTTAAATCCAACTCATGTAACTTCAATATTCTCGTAATTTCGCTCTTATAATCCATCTATCTTATACTTTAGTAACACATATGCCACAAATGTACAATATTACTTATACTTATGCAACACATATGTTACAATAATACCAACCAATCTCCTTTTTTGAGAAAAATTATTGTGGAAGGCAGAACACTAGGCTCGAGCTGCTCGGTTGGGGGGGTCTGTTGTTGTTGGCCTTGTTTTTTGTTGTTTATTAGGGTGTGTACTCCAGGACCAACATATCCAGCAGCAGCAGGATTCCCTTTATTTTATTACATGATTAATGATGTTAATACTATTCAGGCGTTATATCTATCGTGTTGTTTTCTTGGCTTGGTTTCTTTGTTAGTATCTTTAACAGTGTTAACTGATCGGATGTATCTAGGCTTGTTATGTCAATGGCTTTCGCCTTCTGTTTGTTATCGATTTCATAACCTCCTATGATCTTGGTTATCTCCTTCCGTGTTTCCATTTTAGAAACCAGTTTAAACTTATACTTTGATACGGTTACCTCGTTACCTGATCGGTTTACTTCTGTCCTCTCGTCTATCTCCCAACTTTCTATATGCTTGGCTATTCTGTGGGGTAATTTTTTAATGTCTTCCAGGGTGCGAACATGTGCTAAGTCCTTCAGTGTTACATTGTCTGCATCTATGTGACTGTTTAGGATCTGTTCAATGCTTATATGTGTTTCTATTCTAAGCCTTGACCTGATTGCATTTATGTACTTCCTTGCTGATGGTTTGGATGCTATACCTTTGAAGATAGTGCACGCTGTTGATGCGTCTGTAACTGTATCGTATACATGCATTACTGCACCAGATTTAGTATTTTCTCCTGTATAGTAGATATCTAAAACCTGCTGGTGTTTCTCGTTAAGATCTTGACCGTTAAGAACGCCTGTACTTTTGACTTTTTCCTTTTTTTGTGGGTGTAAAAGTATTTTCTTATTC